GTTCCGTAGCCGGTGGCCTGCTCAAAGTCCGGGTAATGCTTGCCCAGGTAGTCCACAGCCCCGCCCCGATGGAAGCGCCGACCCTGCCACTCGGCGTGACTGGGGCGGGCACCACCGTGGGCGCTGGTCTCCACGAACTCCACGTTCATTTCGTCCATGCGGGCTTCCTGCAGCTTCCCGGCGGTCTGGTTGACACCGGTCAGCACCGCCCGGCGGGCCGCAACTTCCAGCGAATCTGTGTGGCCGCTGGGGTAAGTGATCTCCGGCATCTCGTCTGCAAGGCTGTCCACAGCCTGCTTGACGGCGGTTTTGTAGTCAAAGGCACCTGTGGCCACCTTGCCCCAGGCGACATCCAGCGTGCGCTCAAAGGCCCCGGAGACGGTGTTGGCCGTTGTGGCCGTGAGGTTCCGCCATGTGCCGCAGGTCTGCCGGGCACCGGCGTTGAGCAGGTTGTTCAGGGCCGCGCTCTCTTCAAAGGGTGTGGGCTCGAGGTTGTAGTGGTAATAGATGGCATCTTCCCGCTCCATGGCTTCGGTGGCAGCCTCTTTGAGCAGCCTGCGGATGGTGGCTTCGCTCTTGCCGCTGTACTTTGCCAGCAGCTTGACCACGTTCTCCCGCACCGCCTCGGTCTGCTGGTAGCGCCACAACTGCCAGTTGGCCGTCTCGGTGAGGGTACCCATTTTGCCGATGCGCCGGGCGACATCCTGTAAGATCTCATCCTCGACCTGCTGCGCCAGCTGCACAAAGGCATCCGGCATGGCATCGAGGTAGCTCGGCGGCAGCATCAGGCACCTCCGAAGGTGAGCTGCTCATCGGTCTGGCTGTCAGCCTTGGCCTCTGCCGCCCACTGGTGGGCCTCGTCCTCGCTCAGACCATACCGGGCGGACAGATACCGGCAGCGGGGCACAAGCCCTGCCAGAGCGTCCTCCCGCAGCTGTGCGGTGCGCTCGGCCTCGCTGACGATGTAGCTGTCGTCCCAGTTGACCGAGATGCTGGTGTCCGGGTCCACATCTGCACCCAGCAGGTTCTTTGCCACCCACAGGATGGCCCGCAGAATGCCGATCAGTGCCGTCTCAATGGGGATCTGGTTTTTGTTGGCGTTCTGCACAAGGTCCTGTCGGCTGCCGGTGTACTCGGTGGCGGTGGCCACCTTGCCCAGCTCAAAACTGTAGCGGTGGCAGCCAAGCCCGCACTTGAAGCTCATCATGTCCAGAGCGTCCTGCACGGCCCGGTGGTTGTCCTCGGTGCGCAGGTCGGGGTTGTACTCCCGCCATGCGGCCGGCTGGTCGATGCTGCCTTCCGGTGCGGGCAGCTCGTAGAAGATCTGGCGGTGAACGGCATCCGGCGGCACAGCGTGCTCCACACCGTCCTTGTCCACCCACTTTTTGCACATGGAGCGGTCATAGAAAATTTTCTTGCCGCCCAGGCGGAGGTCCTGCCGGTAGTTGTCAAAGGCGTAATCCGCCATCTGGGCTGCGTCCAGCGCCTCGGAAAAGACGCTCATACCCAGCCCCATGCCGCCGTCGATGTTCTTGGCAGCCGCCGGGCTGAACAGGCTGAACCATGCCGGCGCGCCGGTGACCGTGATGTGCTCCACCATGCCCGGCGGGGTCTTGGCCTTGGCAAATTTCGGCGTGCCGGAAACATCGTCCATCACCTCGAACCATTCATTCGTGATGGTCCGTTCGCCGCCCTTGCAGGTGTGGGTCTGCAGATAGACGGCGGGCTTACCGCCCATCACGCACTCGGACACAAAGGCGGCCTCGGTCACCACGCCCCGCTCCACGCTGATGGGCAGGATGCAGCAGGCGGGGTCATAGTCCAGCTGAATGCGCCCCTGCGGCGAGGGCAGGGCGTTCCCGGCGGCATCCACCGTCAGGCCTTCCACACTCAGCACAAAAGCACCGGTGCCGGACCAGTAGGCCTGCTCCACCAGCTTGTTGGCATTCTCCCAGAAATGCAGCTGCCGCAAAAGGCCGCCGGTCTGCTGCTCATCACTGCCCAGCAGGTAGGCGGCACTCTTTGCGTCGCCGATCTGGAAGGTGGTCTTGTCGTTGAGCAGCAGGTTTGCCCAGTCCTCGCAGACATGTTTCGGCATCCGCAGGGAAGCCAGACGCCGGGAAATGACGCTGCCGTCCGGGGCGTCCTCCTTCTGGTCGTGGATGTCGGGAACATCGCCCTTCCACCATTGCCGCCAGACTTCAATGTTGCCGTAATAATCCGCATCCAACTGCAGATGTTTGGTTTTGTTCAGATATTCGATAAAGGCCGAAACGTTCATCTTGCAGTCAGTCTCCTGTAATCACGCTCAATGGTGTACTCAAAGGCGTCGAGGGTGTCAATGTCGGTGGTGCCGTCGTCCAGACGTTCATCCACGCCGGGGTGCTTCTGGCTCCAAAGAGCCGCAGCAAGCGCATCCCGCAGGGTGGCGGCTTCCGGCATATACCAAAAGCGCCCGCCACCCATGAGAATGGATGTCAGGCGGATGCGGTCGATGATCTGGATCTTGGCACTGTTCTGCACCCGGTCGGCCAGCCAGGAAAGCGGGCAGGCCCGCAGCCGGGTGCGGATGTGGTTGATCAGCGTCTGTTCGGCGCTGTCGCAGAAAAGATAGTGGATCTCGCCGTACCGTGCGAACACGGCCAGGCAAAAGGTGATCAGCTGGTCAGCCAGGTAGTCGGCATCCTGGTTGCGGGGGTCTACCCGCTGGGACGCCAGCCCGATGACGCCGGAATAGTACGGCAGAATGCCGGTGGCCACAAAGGCGTGCCACGACCCGTTGCCGCCGAAGTCCACCCCGATGTGCACCCGCCACGGCTTGCAGGGCTTGTCTGCGGGCCAGAGGAAGCGCTTGTCCCCGGCGGCGATACTGTCCGCAAACGGGCGGTAGATGATGCCGCCTGCCGCTGCCCACTGGCCGAGGATGAAGCGGTTATAGTACACCGTGCCGGTGTACTCCTTTTTCAGCTGCGCCACGAACTCCGGCGGCAGGGTGGGGTTGTCGTCGATGGTGTAGGCCTGACAGTAAATGTCGGCGTCACTGTCCAGAAACTTCTTGAACCAGTGCTGCGGGTTGTCGGGGTTGCAGGTGCCGTCAAAATGGGAGTGCGGGCAGGACAGACGGCTTTTCAGCATCTGGAACACGCCCTCGTCCCAGGTGGTGATCTCGTCGCCGTAGGCGTACTCAAAGGCCGCGCCCTGGATGCGGGCAATGTGCTTTTTGTTGTCGGCACCGAGGACATACACCTTGCGGCCGAACAGCTGCACGATGTTGCCGGACGCCGAGGTGCGCACGATGCCCACCAGATCCGGCCCCCAGAGCGCCCGCATGGGCTCCAGCACGTTGCGTTCCAGCGTGCCGAGGGTGTTGCCCAGCATGACCAGCAGGCCCTCGTCCCGGGCCGCGCAGATGCGCTTGGGGATGGTAACGGCGCAGTCCAGATAGGTCTTGCCGGAGCGGGTGGCCCCAGTCTTGACGTTCCAGCGGTGGGAGCAATTGCGAAGGAACTCCTGCTGAAACTCAGTCAATGGCACTGTCCACACCTCCCAGCAGCTTCCAGTGCAGCGGCGGCGGGGTCCTCCTGCACGGTCTCCTCGCCCAGCATCTTCAGCAGCACGCCTGCCGCCCGGGCATCACCGCGCTTGGCGGCTTCAGTAATGCCCATGACCACCGACATCTGATTGTCGATGTCCTCATTGTCCACCTCATCCCGCAGCAGGGCATTCACCCGGCGGCGGTCGGTCTCCGGCAGGCTGAGATAGTAGTCGGCGGCTTCTTTCATGCTGCGCTTGCGGCGGCGGGCCGCACCGGAAGCAATGCCGCCCTTCTGGGCGATCTGTCTCTGTTCGCTCTCCGTTCGTTCGTTGAACGGGATGAGATTTTCTTCGTTGGCCACGTCACCGCCTCTCTTGCCGTAAAATCAAAAAGCCGCCCGGATGGACGGCTTGGGAATATCAAGAAAGCCAGCACGTTTCCATGCTGGCGGTTGACGCACATCCTGCCGGGAAACTTCACAAACCGGCTTGCGGATTCTGTGACCTCCGTTGTGTGCAGAGTCTGCTCGGGCTGGTAAGGAGGTCAACCACCGCTCTGCACACAGCCACGAGCGGGCATGTCGGCCCATGCGTCAGGCGATTGCCGTGACGGGGCACGGCATTGTGGAGCCGCCCTTGGAATCGAACCAGCCGTGTCTACACACACGCGCCGCGCTCCAAACTGCGCTCAGGCGGCCATATAAAAACAGCTCCGGTTATCCGCCGGAGCTGTTGGTTGGCGCACATCCTGTCAGGAAAGCTACACCTTGGCAAGGATTCTAAGGTCTTTTCTTGGCACGGGAGGTTGCACGTGCGGCCTTGCGGGTTGTCTAGTCCATGCGCCATACGGTGCGATACGGCGGAATCGAACCGCCTCCTGTCTCTCATGAGCGGCAGGCTGCCTTTGTTTCAGTGTATCGCATAGAAGCAGTCCGCGAAGTGCCAGTGAGAAGTAGCTATCCCGTCGAGTAAGGAAGTAATCGATGATGTCTGTGGAGGATGCACTTCGGAGACTGCGTATATCGGTGGGCCTTTCCGGCTCTGCCGATGGTACCACGATAGCACAGATGCCGATAACAAGTAAATACCAGAGCGTGTAAAAACAATACTCTCTGACATTGTGCAAAATGTACAGGTTCAACTAAGATTC